GAATACCTATGTATACGGTATTCATAATCCTGCTTGTTCTAGTAATGTACGGATATATTCGACATCCTCTTTATCTTTCTTAAACTTCTTCATCCAAAAGCCTGCATCAATTACTAATCTAATCATCTTTGAATGATCGTCGTTAAATCGTAACATTAATGCTTCGCCAGATTCTGCTAGATATAAAACCCACGGGCTTATTCTACCTGTCCTGATAAGATGTGCTGATTCGTTTACATTCACTTCTGAGAAGAATTTACTAAATTCTGTATTATTATTTTCGCACCATATCATGATTTCTGTTATAGAACGTTCTGTTGCGTTAATTGCGGGCTCTTTCTTTACTAAATCTTCTATGTATAAATCATATACAAAGTCTTTAGACCAATCTTTTAATTTTACACCAGCTAGAATAACATATTCTATATATTTTTCGATATAGATAGGTTTCAATATTGCTAGATGATTTCCAAATCTAGCAAAGTCTATATAGTAAGGACTATCAATAAATTCCTCAATAGTTTTTATTTTCTTACTTTGTGTAGTTAATTCGTAGAATCTTTGGAATGCTCTAAGTCCAAAACGTGGACCAGCTTGATTGATATCTAAATACCGCTGTTTCTTAACACACATGTGTGTGGATAAAGTCGAAATCTTAGCAAATGATTTATTACAGTGCTTACATATATTTGGTTGTTGCATTGGCTTCTTAGCTAACAAGATTATTTTCCATTAACACCGCCCTTGAGTAATTCTTTAATTGTTTTATCATCAAATCCATTATCTTTAAAAAATTCTTCAAGATCTTCTTTTGTATTTAATTTAAGTAATAATTCAATATCGTCGTCTTTCATTAGTGGGTATAAATTAAGTAATAATTCTTCTATCTTATTTTTCTTAATACCCTTGCCCGGTGGTATCCACGGATGATATTGCTTTCTATTTGTGCCACATAGTGCTAATAACTTCCATTGTAACTCTGGATGCTTTGATATTGTATTAAAATTATTATTAACTATATCGTTTATCATAATTAAATGATGTTCTGCATAATTCTGGGATGAACTCATATAGCGCATAAGAAGCCATAGACTAATTTCTTTTTTATGTTCAGGTGAGAGATTAGTATAAAAATCCATATTACAAAAGTCCATTGCAGGTAATTCCATCTCTAGAGTAAGAGTACTTGCTTTTTTTTTAATTTTCTCATCTTCTTCAACAATAATGGCTTCAGGATTCATTTCATAGAATCCTGATAACCAATCACCCATATCACCCATATTATTCATTATATCGAATTCCTATATGATGTTCTGTCCATACTAGCTATGTCATTACGTAATTTTTCTATCTCTATAGCTGCTTCGTCTAGTAAGTCAGCTATACGGTCTGATTTACCTTCCTGAACGCTTTTACGTGATGGTATCTGTCTACGTATCTCTGCTCTTTTATGCAGTCGGAATACTAAATCGTCTATCTTATCCAAGATTATTTTCCATCCAGAACATAGCTTCTCTAATTTTTTGTTTAAAAAACAAAGGTTCTTTAGCAAAATTAGCAGATTCTAGCATTAAATTTAAATCTTTTAATATGATTTTACGTGTCTTTTTGGAAAGTTTTTTTTCTTTCTGTACATCGTATATGTACTCATTATTGTACTGGGGCATATGTCTCCTAAATGATATTAAAAATTATAACATAGTTTACTCAAAAAGCGCGCCGATATCAATTACATCGGGCAGCTTACTAATTTCCTTTACAAATAACGCACATTCCGGAAATGGTGATTCGTCCAGGGGTACAACTAGGATATTACCATTTTTTAACTTGGGAAAGAACCATTTAACTTCGGCGTATACGTTTGTAATACTTATTTCTTGTGGACGCGGAACCATATGTCTTAAAGGGTTAAATACCATTGTATGAAATCCTCTATCATTAAGACTAGTGAGCGGCATTAGTTCCAAATCACTATAGTCTGAATCACATACTAGAATCGACCAATCTAATGGCATCTGAACAGTATATTTTCCTATCTGCAGGACTACTGCTGGTGCATAAAAACTTTCTAAAAAGATAAGGGGAATAAAAAAATAATCTGGGTTTTTAGGATCCGAATAATCTAAAACACAGAAACGAATATCTTCGATTTCATTTGGTATCTTATTTAGGTCATATGCTACATTGTCGTTGGTCAGGATGTTCAAATTTAATACTCCGGGGTTACGTATAAATTAGATGAATAAACATAATGTTTAAGTATCTATTTGCTATTGATAAAATATACTATTATATTAACATAATAACATAATTTAACTAAGTGAGCAAGAATTTCAGTAAGGTACTATCGAAATCCCAATGTTTTCCGGTGGTCTTCCCACTGCTTGTCTAATTCTTGCATATCTCTTTTTTCGGTATACGATCCAATTGATATCTGATTGGCAGAAACTCCGCATCTTATAAGATAATCACACAACATATTTTCGAATCCTGAATGAATATATGACATAAATGTAATCTTTTCTGCAGTCTCCGAATCATCCTGAAATATTAGCGTAGCATATACCCGGGTAGTAGTTACTATACCTGTTAGTGGTGCTCTTTCGTTTGTTAAAAGATTAATACGTGACCCAGAAGGTACTATTATCTCTTCATATCGTTCTACACAAGTTACCGTTAAGTCGTTAGCTTTGAAAAATGTTTCTAGTAAAATCTTATATCCATAAGATATTTGTGTTTTTATGTTCATTTTAATAGTCTACCTTTTTAACGCTAAAAGGATATTCTGCTTCTTTATAAAACACTTTTCGCCGTGTTAAGTGTCGTTTTGAGAATTTACAATTGGAACATACATCATATACGTTCACAAAGTCTTTATCAGGAGCAACCCTAATACCGCGGCCGATACTTTGAATTACTCTAACAAAACTCTTTCCAGCCTCAAATAATACAAGATTATATATACGAACAATATTAATACCCGTTGATGCCACGCCGTACGTAGCTATAATAACCTTGCCATCAACTTCCTGGACTTCTTTGTATTCATCTTTACGATCCTTTGACTTCATCTTACCGGAAACAAATATCGAGTCCGGTATGAGAGACTGTAACATCTCCCCTGTCTGTACGCGATCGACCAATATTAATGTATTCCCGGATTCGGACATTTCAATAACAGACTTAGCAAGGAATTTTAATCGTGCCTGACTTGTTGTTAACCACTTTAATTCTGCTTGGTAGTTCGTAAATGCAGTCTCACCTAAATCTTGAAGTTGCCAGACATTGACATGTAACTTTGCAAGTATGCCTAAGTCCTGCAATTCTTTTGTGTTAATTTTGCCTAGCAGTGGCCCGATACATGCAACTACGCCGACTTTATCAGCTTCTTCTTCTGGCATTGTACCTGTAAGTCCCCAGCGTATTGGCGCATTAGCGAGATAAGTCGATAATAATTTTCTAAGGACATCTGCTTTTGCTTTATGAACTTCGTCGACTATGACACAAACTACATTTTCAAAGAATGTTTCGATGTCTACTTCGAGCTCTTCTTCTTTAGATTTTTTGGATAATACTTCTAAACTCTGCCATGTGCAAATTGTGTGCGTCTTTCTATACTCTTTCCTGTCGCCAAAATATACACCAACATCTAATCCCATGTTGATATAATCTTCTTCAGTTTGAGTCACTAAATCCTTGGTTGGCACAATTACTATGCTGCGACCATATGGCTGGACTTTATGGCTAAGAATCGCCGTAATTAGGGTATTATGATGCACTACTCCGTTAGAATCATAGTACATGTTCGGACTGTCTACATTAATATCTAAGCAATCATCTTTACCAGTAAATTCAATCGATTCTACTGTTGCAAATCCGTCTTTATGATTTATTAGTGATCCTATCCTAAGATCTTTAGCATATATGTTGTGTGTATCCGACATAAGAATATGATTTTCAGCACACCTAAATGTATATCCATTATTCAATGTTATCATTAACATATCAAGTGACGTCTTCTTAATAATATAATGAATTTTTGATATGCCGGTCGGTGTGTCTATCTGTATATCTAGATTATCAATAGAAACTTCCTGATTATTTTGTAACTGTATATGATTATATTCTTCAATTATCTTGGCTAATTGGCCAATTTCCATCTGTAGTTTCATTTAAAAATTTCCTCATTCGGTCAATTGTTTCTGCAGGAAAATTTTTGTATTCACTTTCCCAAATAACTAAAACTTTATAGCAGGTTCGAAGATCAGTAAGTTTTTTTGTGTCCCGATTCCCATTGGTGTAACTTATTCATCATAAATTTACCAAAATCAGAAGTTTCATCTATATGTACAGATAGTAATGTCTCTTTTCCTAAACATTTTCCAGCACCTGTTGGGGCGATATTGATCCCGGTTATGTTCTGCAAATAAGAGTTAATTACTTCGACTTGATGTTCCTTAATCATAATAGGCTGGCCAGCTATCTGGTGTCCCTCTGGCCAAAGTATGTGACTATAACTATCTGCCGTAACTAAGTCGAATTCAAAGTTCTCACCGGGGGTACGATGATCTTCGATTTCGACTTCATATCCGTAATGTTGAACAATTGGCAATAATGTATCGAGTAAATTAATATATGAACTTCCGCCCATAGAACAATAACTCATCTTACCGTCCCAGCGGCCCAACCTGACCGCTGGTAGAAATTTTGCACCGGGGACATAAAATTCTAAAGATTTAACCATTGCTCTACGACATTCGATTGAAAGTTCTGTAAATTTCACATTAACTTCATCGAGTATTTGTAATTTAGTTATTGTAATTTTGTTATCCTTTTATTATTATACAGTAGCATCGTCTAGGCCTGCTACCCTTAACCGAATAATATTCGACGAACTAAAGGATTTTTGTTCAAATCCTTTAGTTATACCTAGGTATTTATTTCTTAATAATGCTATTTCATTTATAAGTATAGTTGTATCGACGATACTTGCTACACCATCAACATATTTTTCAGCATCTCTTGAACTTAAAGTTTTATTGTATGCTTCTATAAATCTTTTAAATTCGACCGATCTATCCTTACGTAATTGTATATTCAGGAATTCAAGTACAGCTTCAATTTCTTGAAGCTGTGCATATCGTTGTTCTACAAGTCCCGGTAATTCTGCAGCATGTTTTTCTAAACTCATACCTTTTAATGATAATTCTTTACGAGCTGTTAATAGTTCGTTTTCGTAATAATCAATAAAATCGGGAATAAGACCGAGATTACCTGTAACTTTGTAATACCAATTCACAGTTGATGACATCGTCTAATTGCAATTTCCATTGCCTGTGTTAATAGTGCCGCACGTTGAGTTCTAGACATTAACTGACGTTTAATTGCCATGGCTCTTGGAGGGACATCTAGATCTTCTGCTATAGCCTGATGTACTTTAGTTAGATTTACTGGCTCAGAAATCCAAACGACATGATCTGCACCAACTTCAATATCTTTCATATTTTCTCGATACTGTTGTATTGCTATCATAGATTTCAGAGCATCCTTGCTGTGAATAATTAAAAGTAATTCTTCGCCTGATTCGGCAGCAGTCTTTTTATTCGTCATAGTAATGGTCTTCATCCTCATCTTCGTCTTCGTGAAGAATATCTAACTGACTACGCGCTGCTGCCTTTAGTTCTTTATCTAAATCTTCCTCAACAAAATCGTCATCTAATAGATTAAATTCGTCAAAGACCATTACAAATAGGTCTGCTACTTCAAGTCTTTCTTTTGGCTGAATATGTGTTTTAACTCTTTGCCACAATTCCATAATTAGTTCATGATTTGGGTTATCCATCTTATTCCTCTATGTCGGTTTCTTCAGTTACTGCATTCTGTGTATCACGAGTCTTGAATTCTGACATAACTAGATCCATAATTCCGTTTTCATTTCTATTCCATGCTTTTCTAAAATATAAATGTACTTCGCCATTTAGATCAGTATATGCATAACGATTACCTTCTTTAGTGACAAATTTCTTCTTTTCGATTAAATCAAAGAAACCACTATAAGGACTCATACCTTTATCGTATGGAATTTGTAGTTCAATATCTTCAAACGGTTTATTAAAACGAGTCTTCATTACTTTACACCCTGCGCGAATACCTAACACATCTGTAACTTTAGTACCAGATTCATCTTCTTTTAATTTCAATTGTTTCATAGCAACTACAATACTTGATGCATATACTGGACCAGATCCGCCACTAATTTTATCGTCAGGCGAATAAGGATCTTGTGAACCGTAACTATGATTTGTACATACTAAGCCGATATTTAGGTCGCCGAACATATTTAAACAGTTTCGAACTAATGCCATAAGTTCTTTTGGTTTAGATCCAAAGTCACCCTTCATTTCGTTCTTTTCAAACTGTGCTGCGCCAATAGCCGATGACATCATACCAAGCGAGTCAATTACAATTAGAATCTTTTGTCTATCTTCTAGTGCTTGTGCCTTATATTCCTTAACAAATTCATTAATAATCTGTGCTGCCTCATTAATTTGCGATACATTAAATTTAACTAACTTTTCTTCTGATGTATCGACACCTAAAGCATGTAACCAAGCTTCATCTAATGCATTTTCTGTATCTAACAGTATACAGTAAATACCTTGCTCTTGTGCATTTTTAACAATATTACCCGATACAATATAACTCTTACCTGCGCCCGACTGTCCCGAAAACATCGAAACTTTACCAAGCGGAATTCCTTTATCAAATTCGCCACTGATCAAAAAATTCAGCGCATAGTTTCCTGTAGATATCCATGTGTCTGGATCATGAAATCCTGCACTAATACCTGTAATACTTTTTGTAATACTCTTGCGGAAACGACTTATGTCAATCGGCTTTGCCATCGCTTGTACTCCTTTTCATATAATTTAAAATTTTTTCTAATTCATCTATATTCATATTGGATTTCAAATTATTTGCTCTCCAAATTAAGAGGTAGTGAATAAGCGACCCTTCGGTCGCTTATTTTCTATCTATTATTACTTGTTTCTTGAGCGCAACATTTGCAAGATTTCTTGTGGGGATTTCCCTGCTGCGGCGGTCGAAGCTGCCGGTGCTGGTGCAACTTCGCTGACTTTAGTGAACGAAGCTTCTACTGCTGCAACATCATCTTCCCAAGGTTTACTCTCGGAAACTTTGGGTGTTGCTGCTTGGCGGATCGGTGGTGTATATGATTGCCGAACTGCTTTCTTACCTTCTCCGCCGTCTGCATCATCTGATGAGCCAGAATCAAATCCAAACGGTTTAAAATGTTGACTCCACTTTGCTGGGTCGTATAGTTCACCATCAAGTGATGCCTGAAACATATCAAACATAATCGATAGCTGTTCAGTTGTGGGTCGCTTTGGTAAATATGTCGACAGATCTACCGGACCGTGTGATGCAATTGCGTCATGCATTTCCTCAGTAAGGCTAGATTCTTTTCTAGCCCATTTCGAAGTACCGTAATCAGCAAATCCACCTTTACTTGTCTTACTAATAATAAAATCTGTACCATTAATCAGATCAACTGGGCTATATACCATATCCGGGTCCATTAATGCAGCTTTAATAATTGCAAAAATCTGTGGTCCGATAATAAATTTACGGATTGGGTTTTCTGGTGGGTCTGTTTCGTTCATGGGATCTTGCTTTACGAATCCTTGCATGTAATAAGTACGTTTGCACCAATATTTACGTGCTGTATCTTCTAAGGATTTATCTTTCCACATTGGTCGTACTTCGTTCAAGATTGGACAAGTCATTTTGCCGTCCCACATTTCAATACATGGTACTTGCACAACGACTGGTTTCGTTTCGTCTTGACCTTTAATACCCGGGAAAGGCAGTTTAATCATTTGTCGCTCTGTCCAGAAGAAAGTATTATCTTCATTTGCATCTGGTAAGAAACGGATTACTGAGGATGTGCCTTCCGGAATGTTCCAATGTGCATAAGTCGTTTTATCACCACCCTGAGTGGTTCCGCCTTTGCGAGTGTCTAGTGCTTGTAATTTTTTGCGAATTTCGTCGAGAGTCTTGCTCATATTATATATTTCCTTTTAGAACGCGGGTTATTTGCTTTGGTTTTTATTTTAATCCAAGTGCGTTATGATGGATTAACAATACTATTTATCTATTTTAATAGTTTGCTGTGCTATTATCGTCAGCTAAATGTAAAACAGATCTTCGTATAACATTTATTAAGTATACGTAGATCTGCGGATATTGTCAAGAATTTCAATAAAGGGTGTAAATCTTATTACATAAACTTGTAATCGAAACGATCGAAGTATACCATAAGGTCTATTGATTCTTTAATTTCTTTCTTTTCTACTGCTTTTTCCGATAATCTAACATTCTCTAATACCTGACGCATAACTGCTTTTTCAAAATCATTTACAATGCCTTCTTTACATAGTTTTGTACCAATCTTACCTACAAAGCTTGAAAGTTCTTCGTTTTCTATTATACGTAATGCAAACTCGTTAAGTTTAAATCCCAGTCTTGCATTTTCGCTGGCAAATTCAAAAATAGGAGCAGACATTGTTTCTCTACGGACGATAACTGTACTTGCTGCGGCTTCCTCAATACGTTTGTAAAAAGTATCACGTTCGTATACTAGTTGTTTTACGATTGGAAGGACTTCTTCGAATTTTTCATCAAACCGGCGAATAGTAAATAATTCTTTTAATTGGCTTACATCATCTTCGGCAAGTGCTTCACGTTCAAATGTTTCTAAACGTGCTTTAACTGTTTCATAAGTTTTAGATCCAGTAAGTTTCTTTAATTCTGTACGAAGTGTTTGAATATTTTCTTTGATGGTTTCGATAATACCAGAACTATCTTCGTTAATTAATTTATTCGTAGTTACATAACGATTGAACGATTGTAGTTTTAGTAGTTGACCTGTACTTTCACTAATATATGCTCCGACTTTATCTGACATCGTACCACCGTGGGCCATATGTTGTGCCATTGCTCGTGCGCCTGCAAGATGATTATGTTGGAAACGCATACGTTCGCCATTACATTCTAAGAAAATTGCACTAATACTGCGACTACGCGATCCTCGTACATTTTCATCCACTGGAGTTTTGTGACGAACTAAGATTCTAACATTTTCTAAGGTCTGTTGCGATGTTTTTAATGAACCAAACATCTTGCTAAAACTTTCCATTACTGCTTCTTCGACTGCTGTACAATATTCAATACCATTTCCTGTATTTTCTGCTTGTAATTTACCAGTAGTAACTAGCCTATTTAATACTGGCTGTATATCACTTAAATCGAGATCTAAATCGTATGCTAATGTATCTGCAGATATTGATCCTTCGGTCTTAATTATATGTAAAATTTTACCCATCAATTGATGGTTATATGGTTTAACTGCATTATTTTCCATCATAGTATCGCCCTTATTCATTTTTGCCTGGTATGCATAATCTCTTGGTTGTATATTTTTACCGAAAACTTTAATATTTAAATTCATTAGAAATTCATCTGCGATTTTACGAATACTTTTTTGTAATAGTTTTATATCCACTATATGTGCATCTTTGCCCATTTTATATGTATGGGAAACATTGACACCTTTACTAAAGTCTATACTATCTTCGCTGACAGTAACCATCATGTTTGGCTTAACTACAAAAAATCTACGGCCTTGAGTTGGATCTGTCGTTTCTGTACCCATTTCATCAAAGATTTTAATTTGTAAGTTATTACCTTTTAATAAAGCAAATACTTTTTTTGCTACTTCTTCCATTTCAGCCATAATAAAATTCCTATTTCTATTATTTATCTATTTTGGCGGTATAGTTGCGTTATTTTCTAATTCCTGATACAACTCTTTTGCACTAGGATAAGGATTCTTAATGAACTTAAATGCTTTTGGAAATTTATTAAATGCGTCCCACCCTTGTTTGCGCCACCAATCGATATTTCGTTCATTACCTTGTACTTGGTTTTTTGTTACTAATTGTTTATATGAGTCAATGACTTGCCGGGCGGTATCTGGACCAGATACCGTGGAGAATTCCGATTGGGCTTCTTTATACCCTTCTTTTAGTACTTCATATAGTCGCATTATAAATTAGTCCCAAACTCATCGTTGTATAGTTCAGCTATGCCTGGGTTGGTGGTGATGGTCTTTTCCGCTAGAGGCCATCTTCCTTTAATTACATATTCGGCATATCGACTAGCTGCATTTGGATTGGTGGCAATTACCGGTTCCGCCTCAGGCCATCTTCCTTTAATTACATATTCGGCATATTGACTAGCTGCATGTGGATTGGTGGCAATGGCCTTTTCCGCCTCGGGCCATCTGCCTTTAATTACCCTTATGGCATATTGACTAGCTGCATGTGGATTGGTGGCAATGG